CATCGCCGCGTCGAGACGGATAGTCTTGGCCCGCTTGTGCACGGCCTGCTTGCTAATGCCGTACATCTTCGCTATCTCCGGCGCTGACAGACAGCCAGGTAACTCGAGCGCCCATCGCACCAGCTCGACGTGACGACGCAGACGCATATCACCCGTGCGTGCCAGGCTATCAAAGAACTGCCTGAGTAGTCTGCCCACGTGATCGCGTGAGATGAATGAGTCGGTCTCCACCCTTGGTTCCTCGGGCTTGGTAGCCCACGCTTTATGGTTAGGGTTAATCTCGAACACGTGCCGAGGCTGGACCATCTCGCGGTAAGGCAGCACACCAGAGTCCCGCAGCTTATCCTGAACCGACTTAGGCTGGGCAAAGAACCACTTATCAAATGACCGGGCATCCTGGGCAGGCGCCTGTAGGTCGTGGAGCGTGGTCTTCATGGCTGGTGCGTGCCATCGATATCTGGCAAGGATGTTGAGCAGGGCAATTGGCAAAGGTTATGCCAATACCCATCAGCCTCGAACCTGAGCAAACCCTTGCGGGTAAACCTGTAGGTGAGGGATGAATACTTCCCCTTGTAGTCGATGGTCTGACTGACGATCTGCTTAAGCTCATCGGAGGTCATGCGCTTAGGCCAGGTACTGATCAGGGCCATGAGGTTCTTATTCTTCTCATCCTTGACTGCCTTTGCCTTCTCGGTGGCCTGCCTGCGGATATGCTCCATCCTCACCGGCTCTTCCCTCCATGCCTTTTGCCGTAGCCTGGTCAGACTCAGCTTACGCAAGACCCAACCTCTCCGCGCGGTAGTACGGTTAGGCTTGGTCATCGCGGTAGACTTGCCTCCTCGCTAGAGACACGGCTGAACCCCGAGCGTAGCGACAAGGGGTGAGGCTAGTGTCACCCTTGTACGAAGTACAGGGACGGAAGTTGAGTTGGATGTTGATACCCATGCGGCGAGGTCAGGATTAGACGGCTAAAAGGTAGGGGGTACGGGTGTTGACCCTCAGTTGATGTTCAAACGCCCTGACGACCCCTTAGCGGGGCCGGAATCGCTATGCCTTGGGGCTGGGTCGGTGGCACTCTGGGAGGGGGGCTGGCTGTATTCCCATCGGATGACCCCCTTCTCGGCGGCGTGGCGGATGTAAATCTCGGACTTAAACTGATCGGCGGCGTCCTTGAGGCCTGCCCGGCCACGGCGCTTGGTCAGGCCGAACTTGTAGATGGGCTCCTCGCCTTGGCAGCGGAAGAGCACGGCGACCTCGCGGAAGTAGTTAGTGAACTCGGAGGAGCCTAGCCCCGCGTAGGCTAGGTCGGCGACGGTGTGGCCTTCCTTATCGGCTGAGGTCTTGGGTTTGCCTGTGTGGTGCATAGCCACTAGCACGGCGCCTGTCTCGAGGAGGATCGGGGCGAGGTCATGGCGCAGGAACTTGGAGGCCTGCTCCTGGTCGGATACGTCGATGCCCGCGAAGGACAGGAGAGGATCAACGAAGACGATGTCGGCCCGGTGGTCGACGATGAGGGTCTTCAAGGCCTCTGTGAAGGTCGTACCGGTGCTGATCGTGTCGCGGAAGATGGCGAGGTGGTCCCGCAGCTGAGAGCGTTCGTCAGAGTCCAAGTATGCCCCTGCGACGACATCCTGCAAGGCCTCGCCTAGGTCGAGGAAATCGTTTTCAGCCTGCAGGATGACCGAACGGAGCGGCCTGACGGGCTTGACGCCGAAGAAGTCGCGGCCGAGGGCCCAGTGGACGGCGGCCTGCATCATCAGGGACGACTTGCCTGTGCCCGACTGGCCGACGATGAGCAGAGACCCACCCTTGCAGAGCCAGCGATTGCCTAGGATGTTATTGGGGTCGGCCTTGCGGTCGGCGGCGAGCAGGGCGTCGAAGTCCATGCGCTGCGGGCCGTGCCTGGTCTTGGCCCCCTTGCGCTTATCTGCCAGACGAGCATAGTGCTCGAGCAGCGTATCCGGGTCGGTGGCGTTGTTAGCCGCGTTAGATGCCTCACGGAGGAGGGCGGCGTCGGTGATAAGGTCGACGTGCTCGGGGCGATATGCCGACGCACCGGCATCGCTGACCAGGAGTGAGACGGTGGCAGCGTCCACAGGGGAGCGGGCCTCGCGTAGGCGTTGTGAGACGGTAAGCTCGTCGGCAGGGACACCATCGACAGCCAGGGACAGAGCCGCCGCGTAGATGTCTTGATGGACAGGCTCAAAGAAGTCGGAGGGCTTGAGATCATGCGGAAGAGGTAACGCATCGCGGAGCAGTACGCCGAGGAGGTGGCGTTCCGCCGGTACGTTGTTCGGAGGAGTCATGGGAGGTTTGCTTGTGGGGTGGTGCGGACCCGTGGTCAAGGTGCTTTAACCGAGTAGGCGGTCGAGGTCGACGCGTCGGTAATGTTTTACGGGCCTTGGCGTCTTATAAACGCGGACGGGGATGTCGTGGCCGTCGATGCGAAACTGAATGCCGCGGACGGTGCGGCGAAGTTTGCGGGCGTACTGCGAGAGGGTTACCCATCCGGCGGGCGCGATAAAGCGCTCGAGCTCACGAGCGGCGTCGTGGGCATCGGTCCAGGTCTTGAACTTGGGCGATAGGCGATAGGTGAAAAGGTTATGCCTGACGCGGCGCTCTTCGGCAAAGCCAGCCTTCACGATGCGGGCGATGGGTCCGCGGGCACCTGCGAGGCTCTTGAGACCAAGCAGCGGGATGATGTGTATCGTCCTGATCCAGCCGTCAGTCTCCTCTATACGCTCAGAGTTATTCGGCAGCCCTTTCACTACAGCCTTCACAAAGTCGGCGACGCGCATCAGATCAGGTCGTAAGCGGTCGAGCAAATAAACTTACCCTGGAAGCGATGAGCGGTCCAAACCTTGCAGTCTCCGGACTTCTCGTCGATGACCCCAAAGAGCCAGCCGTTGCACCACTTGGTCGTGGCTAGGCGCCTATGACTGTATTCGGCCTTATTGATGTCCATGAGGCACATGCCAGAGACGCCGACAATGTTAGACTCTAGGTGCTCTATGGTGCAGAGGGCAAAGTCATGGGTGTGTCCGTGAATGACCACATCTCCCGGTCGGCCTAAGGTGCGGGCGGTCTCGCGAGTAGCTGATACGCCAGACTTGAAGCCATGCGTTCCAGTGAGTTTACCGACGCGGAAACGGTTCACGTCGTTGTCGGTCTTACCTTTGACTGAGTAGCGGTGAATCTCCCTGCAGCCGATAGCCTGGAGCGAATCAGTATAAGACTGAACAGCGCGGCGAGCATTATCTGCCCGGTCACCGTTGCGGGACTGCATCTGTTCCTCGGCACGGATGTCGTGGTTGCCCTGCATGAAAATGGTCGGCTTGAGGACCTTACGCAGGAAATGGTTTCCATGCTTCAAGTCGTCGTTGATGCCATCCTCCTGATCCTCAGGGCTGGCGCCCTTTCGCCACGCTCCGAAATCGAAGCAGTCGCCCAGCATGATGCGCACCGTTGGCTTCCAGCGTCCGATATGGACGGCGAGGGCCTCCTCGGTCTCCTTGCATACATGGTGGCCGTGATTGTCACCGGCGGCTATCCATCGGATGATGCTCATTTGGTGTTAAGGTAAGGGACGGGCTTCCCGGTGTTGAAGGCCGCAAGCATCTCATCCCTGCGTCTGCGGGCTGTCTCGAGGTCTTTGCCGATGTTCTCGACGATGTCCGTACCGCGACGACGGAGACGAAACCACCAGCAATCCCCGAGGCGCTGCAGATGATGGTTGGGGTTCTCCGTCAAGTTGCGCTCGGACTTGCGATGACCGTGGCAAACGGTGAACTTCGGACAAGCAGCGAGAAAGGTGAGGCGGTCGATGGAGATGCCGACCTTGCGGCCCCATGCAATTGTCTCAGGGGTCAAAGTCTCCATGACTTTGCGAGGACGCGGCCCTCCTGCATGATGGTGTTACGGTCGTTTGGTCGGAAGATGTACTGCTGGTCGAACTGATGGGAGTACCGGATGGCCTCGATGCTATCTTCCTCTTCGGAGTTGGCCGCGTCGATGCCAGTGGTTTGGACGTAGACCGTGCGAACCTTCCAGCCGAGCGGGATCAGGATATCCTGGCATACCCGCAGCTCGTTGATGTAACGCCAATCGGAACAGACCACCGTCTCATTGGCTACGGAGTCTGCGTCGACCGACGGGATGCACGGCACGAAGTTAGCCAGGTGCTTGGCGAAGATGTCCACGTCGAGCGACCGGGCGAGACGGCCAGCGGCCACGAGGAAATCGCGGTGCTGGCATTTGAAGTCCTCATTGAAGAAGTTACCGTCGAGCTGCAGGTAATCAAGGTAGTGGTTCCCGGCTTCCTTCAGTGCGTCGGCGAAGTTGATGCGGGCAGCAGGGCGGCTGGACCACTCCAGGATGCCATTGGCGAGCGTGTCCTTCCCGGCGCGGGCGTAGCCGGAGATTAGGACGAGGGTGGGGGCAGCCATGGGACTAGGCTTGGCGCTCATCAGAGGTTGTCGTTGACCTCCCTGATGGCCTTGCGGAACTGGCGGGCCGTGATGTTGCAGGCCTTGCGGATGGCGCGGGCCTTGGGCGGCTCGTTGGCCGTGTCCTTGATGGCGGCGTTAAGGATGGACATCGCGACCTTGCGACGTTCCTCGAGGGGAAGGGCCCAGACAGCCGCATCCTTGTACGGCGCGTCGGGGTTCAGTTTCGGGTTATGCCTGGCAGCCATAGTGGTCAGAACGGTACGGAGCCGGACTCGGGGGCATCATTGACCACCGGCTTCTGGGAGCCCTTGGGGTAGGTCATCTTGTACTTGAACTGAGGGCGACCGTTGTACTCGCCATTCGCTTCGCACTCAACGCCGACGAGGATGGTCTGGCCGCAGGCGGGTTCGAGGTACTGCATGTACTCGGCAGCGGTAGCATCCAGCCTGATCTCCTCGGTGAACTTGCCGGAGTATTTGCCGACGAGCATGGCGAGGGCCTTGCCGTACTTGGTCGAGAAGTTCTTGCTCAGGCAGAAGCCTTTGTCGTCGACGAAGAAGAGGCGGGCGGAGCAGGTGCCATCTTCCCAGACTTTGACCTTCTCGAACTTGGGCTTGATGAGCTTCAGGCGGTAGGTGCCATTGGCCGAGATGGAGGTGAGCGGGGGGCGGTCGTTGTTTTCGGTGGTCATGTTAGTGTTAGGCAAAGTTGATGGTAGTGGCGGCAGTGGCGGCCTTGTTGGAGTCGATGACCTGGACTTCCTCGGAGTAACCGGGCCACTCATTAGCCTCGGAGCAGGCCTTATAGGTCTGCAGCGCATTCTCCCAGTCGACGATGGCGCGGGTGTTCAGATCGGGACCGATTTCGTAGACGGCACCGGCCTCAACGTCCTTCTCGGCGACGATGAAGCGGAAGCCACGGAGGCGGCGGCTAAAGGCGGCCTCAAAGGTCGAACGGTAGATATGGGCCTGCAGGTCGTAGCGGTAAGCGTAGACGGACTTCAGGAAGCCGCGGGGGCTTGCGTCCTCGGTGGACTTCAGATCGTAGAGGTAGCCATCGGAACCGACCGCGTCGACGGCGCACTTGACCGGGACGCCGTTGATGAAGGTCGTGAACATCAGCTCGGTGAACTCGAAGGTGACGTTCAGGCGGTTCTTGATGAGCGTCATGCTGCGGGCCGTACGCTCGGCGGTGGTGGCCTCCTCAAGGGTCAGGACGGTCTTACCCTCGGCGGTGGACATGAATTCCTCAAAGGCCTTTTTGCCGACAGTGGTGCGGCGGTCGATGCCTTCGGGCAGGATGGCGAAACCGGTGACCGCGGTGTCGGGCTCGAGCACCAGGGCGTGGACGTACTTGCCAACCTTGAGGGCTTTGGTCTCCTCGCGTGGGTTGTTAAGATAGGCCTGATAGTGGGCCGGGGACTTGAGCAGCTCTTTGCAGCCGCTGAAGTTCAGCGCCTGCATGGAGTCATAGATTACTCGGGACTGGATCGGGATGGGCATGGGTGTTATTGGGTTGGTGGAAATTAGAGGGCGTCGTCTTCGGGGCTGGCCTCCTCGACGCTGGCAGAGATGCGGCGCACATCTTCCAGCGCGGCGTCAGCGGCGTTCTCCATGGCCTCAAGCGTATTGCGGAGGACGCGGAGTTGAACGACGAGCACGTGGATGCGATCGTGAAGCGGTTTCACTTGAGCGGATTCATCGGCGGTCTCGACGGAGTCAGTGAAGACCTGCAGTTCGGTGATGGCGGAGCGGTTTAAATCCGACAGCGTGATGATGTCGGCGTCGTGCTGTTCATAACGTCCGGCGATGTGCTGGACGGTGGCTAACGAGCCCGTGATGTTCTCCACGAGGCGCTTGATATTGTCGCGGTTGGTCATCGGTTAAAAGTAAGTTCCTTGAGAGTGCCTATCGGGTCAACAGTGAAGAAGCGGACTTGTGATCGTGCCAGGGACGGGTGGGTCTTGCGCTTCCATAGGCCTAGGTCGGAGAGAAAGTCGGCGTGCTTGCGGGCGGTCAGTTCGACGTATGGGTAGCCGTCGAGGAGGAGGAGCAGGGCGTACTGACCCTTGACGGTTCGGGCGACGCGCTCGATGCCAGCGGGGACTGGGCTGCTCATTCTCCGAGGATGGTGGCCTTCCAGCGGGCCGCGGAGGCGATGACGCAGGCTCTAGAGATAGCGTCGAGCTGATTGGACTCGGCCAGATCGCGGAGCATGCGGGCCATCTCGTTTCCGGCATAACGAAGGTCGGCGATGGTCTGACGCTGGTTCTCGCAGCGGGCCTCGGCGGACCGACAAGCGGCTGCCCAGAACTCTTCGTTATTAGCCATCGTTGCGGGCCTCTTGCCAGTGGTCGATGGCCTCGATGAGTTCCTGCGGGTGGACGGTCTGGGCGTGGCGGACGCAATACCAGATGTCGTCACCGGCCTCGCGGAGGGCTTCGAGGCGTTCCTCGAGCTGCTTGATTCGGGCGTTGGCCGCGAGCAGTTCGTTCTGGGTCTCGGCGGCCTTGACGGCGGCGTTGAAGAATGCGAAGGGGTCTGGCTGGCTCATTTGGTCAGCGAGCGAGGGGTGGATGCACCGCCTAGGATGGACTGCGAAGAGGCCGCAGAACGGAACCCAGAGGCCGCCACGGCCCCATCGTCGTCGAGGTCGACGGAGATACCGCAAGCCGTCTGGATGGACTGACGGCGGATGTAGGTGATGGCGCCGCCAATCTTCTGGGCGTCGAGACCCTCG